ATATAATCGTTCCAATATTCATATTATAATTATATATAATAATTATATAATTATACACTAATGGTTAAATATTGATTCGGATCTATTTGATTTAATCCCATCATATGTGTGATATTCTCTACTTTTAAAGAATCTATATATAATTTATCGTAAAAGTTTAATAAAATAGGCGGATTCAAATTTTTAACCGAATTATATACATTTTGTATTTGAACAAAATTTAATGATTTATCAAAATAAACTACATTGCATATCCCACCACGAATTCCATTATTATCTCCAGATGTGATGTTATCTTTCTTCATGTAAGGAAGTTCTCCTTTAAATGATTGAATTAATTCACCATTAATAAAAATATCTAAAATACCACTGTTATAATTAACGATTATATTATTCCATTTTTGAAGTAACAAATCTGTATTTTTATACATTATTATATTTCCAAATTCATCTAAAATTTCTTTTTCTTTTGCATTCACTAATTGTGTATCTATAGTAATCATAAATGTGTTATCAATTCCACGATACTGAATATTCGGTTTTCCTCCAAAATCTATAAGCGAATAAAACTTATCGTTTGTATTATTTCCATCAATAAATAACCAACAAGACAAACCATAATTATACGAATGTAATGATTTATTTGCAGAGGATAATGAATAATAAGAAGATAATAATTTTTTAGTATTTGTATTTAATGGTTCTTTCAATAATATTTGACCATTTTGGGATGAGTATTTGGTATACATGTTTGTAAAGTTATAATATAAAATGTATAATACGATTATAATAATTAATAATAATAAATCTGTTCGGTTGAATTTAAACCAATCAGAAGAAATATTATTTTTATTGTCATTATATATTCCAGTAATTTTATTAAGTAGAGAAATAAAAAGACAAGGAATATAAAATACACTACCAATAACCACTTGTAAAAGTGGACTTTCTTTATAATAAGAACTATATGTAATCATTTTAAATAAAATAGCCATTATCGTAATAATAATTGCAACATTAAGAATAAGACCAAGAACATTTGATTTTGTAAACGTAAATGTATTATACAATGTTATAATCCAATTGATTAACATTAAAAATAAAAATAATCCAAATAAAATAAATAATGAATATGTCAATGTTTTTATAAATTCATTATCTTTTATTGAACTGTCTAATGACTTGATATAAATGTATATATAAGAAATTCCAAATATGATAGAAAATGCAATGATTGAATAAATATAATTAGAAATGGCTCCATTGAAAGAAGACATCTTACCCAATTTACTTGTATTAATTGATAATATAACTGCAATAAATAATATCAAAACAATAAAATAAAACAAAATATTAGAAGCATTTTTATTATTATCTTCTGAATTTAGTATTTTATAATAGATTCCAATGGTGATTATATATGAAATCATAATAATGAAAGAAGGAAAATTATTCATTATAGAAGTAAATTTATTTGTTATAGAAGAAATTTTATTTGTTATAAAAGAAAATTTATTTGTTATAGAAGAAAATTTATTTGTTATAGGAAATTTATTCGTTATAGAGAAACTGTCATCATTAAAAAATTTATTCATTATAGAGAAACAGTCATCATTAAAAAATTTAGAAATGAAAATATTATAAATGATTAAAAAAAATAATGTTGAATTATTTTCTATTTTCATATCCATTTTGTAATTGTGTAAATTAATTGGTAAGTTTATTCTTTCATTAATGGATTTAACACCCATTTCCAATTTGCCTCTATTTGTCATTTCAATTGTGAAATACAATAAAATAATAATGATTATAGCATTAATAACATAAACGGGATAATCACTAATATTGCATTTTGATGATGTTTGATTTGCAGAAACTAAAAAAATAATAAAACAGACAAATAAAATAAAATAATAACAGATTATTAAAATGTTTATAAAAATCTCATTTATAGAAGGAGGATTATTGAATATATTTTCTTTTGTTTTCTCTACATAATTATTATTATATAATAAATTGGTTGTTCCATTTGGAAATCCAGCTTCTACCATTGGTTTCAAGTTATATGCAAACATAAAAATAATGTGTATTATAGAGAAAAAACACGGTGTAATTAATAATATATTTATAAAAGGTGTATTTTTTTTATTTACAGAAAAATAATTTTTATTTATTGCATATAAAATATATGTAATTATAAAAAATATAGAAATTCCTAATAATAAATATTTGTTATTTTTATATGTATTGTAAATTAAAAAAAATAAAAATAAAATACTATAAATAATCGTTGAATAAATAATGACAATAACAGAACCTTCCATTTTTGGATTCTTGGTATAATCATTAATTGTTTCTTTGATTGGAATTATATAATTAACAATGAAAGCTACAACAATTAAAAAAGTAGGTATAATAATGGTAGTATATCCTATTTCACCATCTTTGGAATTATATATTTTATATAATTGATGAAAAAATAAATAACAAAAATATAGAGAAATAAGATAACTAATTGTAATATAATTTGTAGAAAAAATAATAATTATAAATATAAGTATACATAAAAAATATACAATAGATAAAGTTAGGTTTTCTGAAAATATTTTTTTGATATTTTCATAATTAAATGATGATAATACATGTTTTTCTTTATTTTCCATATATATATTACATATTTTCTTTTGCCGTTTTCTCGCCGTGACAATTTCTACAAAGTGCAACCAAATTCTCTACTTCATTACTCCCACCATATTCTAACCGTATCTTATGGTCTATTTCGTATGTATGATTTAATTGAGAATTACATTGCCCACATCTCCAATTTTGTTGAGAAGCCACAAATTTTTTTTTGGTTTCCGATACATTTCTTTTTGTCGGTTTTATTGCATTCGTATTGTTTAATGATTGATTCATTTCTGTCATAAAAGATGCAGTTGTAGCAGGAACAGCAGTAAAATCTAAAATAGGAGAAATCACACCCAATGCCTTTTTATCAATTGGCATGTATTTTACCATATTATTTGCATATAACAATATTTTCTTTGTTTGCAAGGGATCGCGTTTTATTAATAAATATATTAATAATCCTAAAATAATAACACCTGCAATTGTAAAATTTTTTTTATACAAATGAAACATTTTTATGAATTTCCAATCATAATATATATTTACAACAATAAATCCAATGATGAATAATATTATTATTTCCAATTTCATATAATAATATTATATTATTTACTTGTCTTCTTTTTCGTTTTGTCTTTTTTTCTTTTTTTTGTATCTATCTGATAATTAAAATATAATAATGCTTTTTTTACTTCAGAAATATCAATGGGTGTATCACTGTATTTTAATAAAATATCCAATAATATTTTCATATTATTATGAACTTTGGTATTATAACTATTGTACATAGTGTTTTCTGCATAATCACATAATGCAATATAAGACATGACAAATCCCCACACATCCATATTTTTTGTGTAAACTTGACTAAAATAACCCAACACATCAAATGAATATGGTTTGGTAAATTTTAGTAATATTTCATATATATATTGGTATATATAATCTATATTATTATAAATTATTTTATTATTTTGTCTTATTAGGTTATTTCTTATGGAATCATTACTTTCTGAAAATAGAGAAATTGATTGGGTATTATGATTAAATATAGAATTAAATGTGGCTAAATGGCTAGACTTATATGTATCGACATATTCTTGAAAAAAATTAATTACAAACTCTTTAATTTCATAATTTGTAATTCTTCCATTTTTTGATATCAACAAATTGTTATAAATTTCGTTAAAATTATTTGAAAATATAATACTTGAAAAAGGAACATTATATTGAAAAGGTCTGTTTCTAAATTTAGACGGAATATATTTCCAATCATCGCTAAAACCACTTTCTGAAAATTGAGATTCATTTGTAATATTTGGAATATATAATCCAGATAATCCCCAATCAATGATTTTTAAACCTAATTGGTTATTCACTACATTTACCAAAATATTATTTGATTTTAAGTCGCCGTGAAATATCCCTTTTTTATTCATTGGAATAACTGCATTTGTCAATAAATCAATCATTTTTTTATTAAATTCAATAATTATATTTCGTTTATATATTACTTTTTTTATAAATGTATCAATGTCAACGCCTCCATAAGGCATATTAATGGCTAACAATTCATTCAGATAATTATTTATATTTTTTGATGTAATATTTAATTTTTTTAATGGTGAACATTTCACTTTATTAAAATCTACTAAATCATTTTCTGATAATCGTTGTGGATTACATACTGTATAATCTGATATAATAAAATATTTATTATAATTGGGAATCGTTTTTAAAATAGGAATAAATCTTTTTATCTCATTATATTCATTTATACCGTATTTTGTTCTCATTAATTTGGTTATTCCTTTTTCACCAAAATATTTATTATCTCCTGCAAGTATTTGATTCGGGTTACATTTGAGTTGTGGTTTAAATATACAACCAAATCCCCCTGATTCAATTAATTTTCCACCATTTTTCATATATATATATAATTATTTATTATAGAAATAATATATTAATCCAGAAAATGTAAATAATATTAGAAAATAAATCACTCTTTTTATGATTCTTTTTATTTGAATGCCATTTTTTTCTGGATTTTTATTTTTCTTTTTATATACATTGTAGAATTCTTGTAGAGAAATAATTGGCTTGTCTAATTTTTTATTTATTTTATTATGTATAAAATGAGTCCAACGAACAAATGATTCTCTATTATCTAAATAAGGAGTCACTGGATATTTTTCTAATAGTTGACTAAAACTGGTTGATATATTTTTATTCGGAATAAATAAATGTAAATTATGAACGAATTCATAATATTTTTTTCTTGTAATTGAATTTGGATATAACGGATAACAGAATGCAATTGTATGTAGTATATACCAATAATGAGGACCCCATACAGATGGTTCAATAATCATTTCGTTCATTGGATTATTATAAGAAGATATTCATTTTCTCTACACGAACATTAATATAAAAATAATTCTATTCATAATAAAATGTTGTGTAATAATTGTTCTAAAAATGGTCATGTATTACATCAATGCAAATTACCCATTATTAGTTGCGGTATGATTCTCTTACAAAAAATGAATAACGTTCATTATTATTTGATGATTAGAAGAAAAGATAGTTTTGGATATATTGATTTTATTTACGGTAAATACAACCCTAATAATTTATATCAAGTGCAACAAAAAATAGACGAAATGTCTATTGAAGAGAAAAAAAGATTACTTTCTCTATCTTTTGATGAATTATGGAAACAATTATGGGGACACTCTATTAATAGTGTTTCATCTACATATAAGAGTGAAGCATTTAAATCCAAAAAAAAATTTGAATCATTATTAAATGGTATCAATCATAATGAAACAATTATTACTTTAAAAGATTTGATTGATAAAAGCACAACTCAATGGATAGATACCGAATGGGAATTTCCAAAAGGAAGAAAAAATTATCAAGAAAAAGATTTAGATTGTGCAATGAGAGAATGTCAAGAAGAAACTGGAATCAATATAGATGACATTACTATTATTGAAAATATTCTTCCATTTGAAGAATTATTTGTCGGTTCCAATCATAAATGTTATAAACATAAATATTTTATTGGAATTTTACAAAATAAAAATAATCTTTCTGTAGAGAAATTAAAATATCAAACATCTGAAGTAAGCAAATTAGAATGGAAAACGTTGGATGAATGTTTATCTTCTATTCGCCCTTATCATGTTGAGAAAAAAAAAGTATTAACCAATGTTCACAAAACAATTACAGAAAATAATATTTATCGTTAATTAATTATATTTATATATCATTATAAATATAATGGAGCAAAAGAAAAAAAGAAAAACAAGAAAAAAAAGAACATTGTCTGATTTTATTGTTGTTTCTAATGAAACATCACCCTCACT